CAGTACAAGCGCGTATTGCGTGTTTGCCGATAACACCAGTCCTGAAAAAGAAAACGTAAACTCCCTTATATCCGGAATTGATGTCCCCGATATCGTGTTGGCAGACGTACCTGCCAAAGTTGTCGGAAGCCCGCTGCTTGTCTCATAAATCTCCATCTTTACGGCATCGTAAGGGCTCCCCACTTTGTAAAGCAAAGTTTTTATCTGGTTTACCGTAAAGCTGCCTCCAGACGGGGTGGTGAATGTCTGTCCATATTTCGGATAATTTATGGTACCAAAGCCCGCCGAGGCGTTATGCGACCGCTGAGAAATCCCGCTACACACCAGTTTCCCGTCAGCCAGCGTATACCCGCTGCCCGCGCCGGCGTTAATCCGCGTGCCGTCTGCCAGCAAATCCGCCCAGGCGTCAATATCGGACGCTGCCAGGGACTGCTGCAATTTGAGACGCAGAATATTGACAAAGCTGCGGTTCAGTCTGCCGCTTACCCGTACCAGCACCTCATCCGGCGCTGCCGAAGCTGTGAGGCCGTAAAGGGTTTTTGTACTATCGGCCAGCGTTTCCGCCCTGGTATAGACCTGGGCGGAGTCCGCCTTTTCGTCCAGCGTGGCGCGCAGAGCGGCGCTCAGCTTTTCCTGTGTCAGGCTGCCGTCCGGGATCTGGCCCAGCACCACGCCCCCCGTGATGGAATTGATCTCCCGGACGGTTTCCGGAATCAGGGTGTTGTTGATGTAATGCCTGATGGCGTTGCCGCCCTCGTCGAATTTCGCCTTGAGCTGGGCGGCGGTGAGCCCGCCCACATCGTTGGGTTCGTCGTCCAGAGCCGCGATGATGTTCAGGTCGGTGTCCAGAGGCGTAATTGCCATGGGTTTCATCCCTCCTATTTCACGTTGCCGGTCTCCTGCAGGAGCACGTCGGCAGACAGCACCGTGGCGGTGGCCGACGCGGATCTGGAGGAGAAAATCAGTTTGTAGTAGACGAATTTCTTCACCCTGAGCTTCAGTCGCCTGACCTGAGGCTTGCGGTTGGTGCCGAAGCTGAATTGGTGAAAGGCCGCGTTGGTAAAAGTGGACAAGCCGGAGGAGATCACCCGCCGGGCATGCTCCGAACCGCAATCGGACTGCACGGTGACAGTCAGGCGGGCCTGGCTTTCCGGCTTCATGGCCACCCACAGCTGACGTGCGCTTTTTTTTCGCCAGCTCCGGTCGAAGAGCATCGCCCCGCTCTCCCAGTAGGCGTCAATCTCGGCCCTGGCATCGCTGCGGTAATCCCGAGACAGGTGCATCAGGCGCCCGTCCGGCGTGCCGAAATAGACCTGACCCCCGGCGCTCACCATACATAGCGCCGGAATGTGATCATAGTAATACCACGCGTCGGCGGCGTAGTGATAAACCAGCGCCCTGCCGCCGCAGACAAGGTAGAGCTCCTGCCGCTCGTTGTCGTCAAACAGAAGGCACTCGTGCAGATCAAAGGTACCCAGGGTTTTGGCCACCCGGTCGCTTCGCCTTCCCGCCTGCCGTTCGTCGCTGCCGGAGGCGGCGCCCGACAGCTTCCACTCGTAAGCCGCCCCTCCGAACAGAGACCAGGGATTGTTTTCCACCAGGGCGATCTGTCCCGGCGCCTCATGCCCGACGGAGCGGTTGATGGGGGTGAGGCAGAAGCCGGCGGTCAGGCTTCCGTCGTCCAGGGTGACGGCGGAATACTGCACCGAATAGGCGCTGTCCGACTTGAACACGACAAGCCGGGAAAAATGCCGCACAAGCGCCGTGACGGGAGTGTTTCCGCTGCCTGCGTCCAGGACGTTGAGGTCGGGAAAGTACTCTGCCGTGGGCGCGCCGTTTTCATCCAGCCCGCTGTAGACGGCCCGGTTGCTGCCGTCGCCGTAGAGAAAAACCCGGGTGTCCCGCGCGCCGTTATACAGCTCGGAAAACCGCATGGCGGTGACCGCCTGCCGGTCGCCCGTTCCCTTTGTCCAGGCGATCTCCACGGTATTGGTCCCCGCCGCCGGCGCCGTGCCGAAGGTCACCGTGCCCGCCGCGGCATCGGCGGTAAAGCCGGTGGTGACGGCGTTCCCGTTCACCTTGACGCAGTCGACACTGTCCACGCCCGTCTCTGCCAGCCGGAACAAAGCGGACGTTCCGTCGGGGGAAAACTGCTGGCGCTTTTTTCCGGTGAGCTTGTTGGCCTGCTCCAGCAGGGTTCCCCCGCCCGCAGGGGGCGCGGCGGTGGCCACGATGGGGACATAGCCTGCGACCGGTGCCAGGCTTCCCGTGCCCGTCCAGACGTAATATTCGGTGCCGTCCAGAATATAAACGCTGCGGTTAAACCCGAAAAAGGCGGCGGGCGCGTCGGCAACGCTGCCCAGCTCGGTGGCGGTCCACCCGGCGGTGTCCACGCTCCACACCTTTCCGCCGCAGGCACACAGCAGGCACCGGCATCCGTTTACATACCCGCTCCACAGCCCGCGCACGGGACTGCCCGGGACAAGGGTGCATTTGGCGGCGTAGCCCGGGCGGATCTGGAGGCTTCCCTCCTTTGTCACCCGGAAATTTCGCATGGCCGCCGCCTCGCCCCGGCGAAGCTCGGTGTCTCCGTCTGGGTGCTCGCACAGGCCCAGCCATCTTTTTATGGTAACCATGCTCCCCCGGCCTTCGCGTACCTCTGCCATCTTCTCACCTCACCAGCGCGCGGCAGCGGAAAACCCAATGCCGCCGTATACCTCTTCAATGGGGACAAAGTCCCGGGGCAGCGTATGGTTCAGGGCGGCCAGCCGTTCCCGGTACCGGTCGCTGAAATACGCGGCCAGCCCGTTATGCTCGTCCAGCAGGAGGTGGGCGGCCAGCCCGTAGGGCAGAACACCCCGGCAGATGCCGTCGTCCAGCGGGATGGGGGTATCAAAGCCGGTGATCTCGGGACACACGGGGCGCACCCCCGCCGCCGGGACGGCAAAGGTATCCGAGCAGGGAAGGCACTCGCTCAGCAGCACATTGAGGATGGCTAGGGTGCGGTTTTTGTACGGAGCGGTGTCGGCGAAGTCCGCCGCTCCCGTATGCCGGTGCTGCTCGTCCATAAGGTGTATGGCCAGCTCAAATACGCCTTGCGCTGTGGTGCTCATATTCTCTCACTCCTTCTCACCGGCCGCCGCCAGAAACTCCCGGAAGGTCATGGCCGCCACAATGCCGGCGGCCTTGTTCTTCCAGCATTCCTGCTCGGCCAGAAATGTCTCCTGCAGATACATGGCGCTTACCGCGTCCTCCATGGGCGCAAAGCAGCCGCGATAAAAGGTCCGGATGTGCTCCATGGACTCGCCGGCATAGAGCGGCTTGTGATAGCAGATGCCCATGTGCATGAAATACAGCCGGCACAGGACGCGCACCACCTGGCTGCGGATGAGCTCCCTGTTGAGGTTTCTGGCACGCATCTCCTCTGTCGCCCAGATCATGTTTTCGATGTAGCCCCTGTGTCCTTCGTCAAAGGCGTAGATGCCGTTTTCCCGCCGAGTGATGCTGTCCGGCTTGAAATGCCAGAGGTACACCGCCTGCGGAAGGAATACATAGTGCCGCGTGAGGGCCTTTACAAGGGTGTTGAAGCCGGTGTCCTCGTTGGCGCGGGTATGATTGAAACGCAGAAGGAAGCGCTCCAGAAAGCTCCTGCGGTATACCTTTCCGAACATCCACACGAAGTTTTCCCCGTGGGTGAAAAAGCGCCCGTCCTCCAGCTCCTCCAGAAACCGGCCGCCCACCATGTCCAGATCGCCGGAAACGATTTTCTGTTCCAGCACGGCAAGGGAGTTTGCGGCCAAAAGCGTGTCGTCGGCATCGATGAAGGTCACAAAATCGCCGTCGGTCTCGTCCAGCCCCTTTTGCCTTGCTGCGGCAGGCCCTCCGTTTTTCTCCGTTCGGACCTCCTGGATCTCCATCATGGGGGAAAACCACGCCACAAGCTCCCCGTAACCGCCGTCGGGCGAGCAGTCATCCACGATGGTGACGCTGAGGCGCTTCACATTTGTCTGCATGGCGATGCTGTGCAGGGTTCTGCCGATGGTGGCATGGGCGTTATACGCCGGAATAATCACATCCAACATGCTGTTTCCTCCTTTTTCCCGTGAGAGGCGGGAAACCCTGCCTTCCGGGCGCTCGCCGCCCTTTTTCCGCAGCTCTCGTCCCGCTCTTGAGGTAATTCCCCAAAGGGGCTTTTGCCCCTTTGGGGTGGACGTTGCCGGGGGTAAGGGGATGGCGCCACCCCCTTTCGCCGGAAGTGTCCGTTCGCCTCTGATAGATAACGGCCGTTATCTATCAGAGTGTTTTGCTGGCCACGCCGGAGGCGAAGATACCGTTGGTAAGGTCGGAAGCGTACGCACGTACCACGGTTCCGGCGGGATAGCCGGCAGCGGCGTAGTTGACGTTTCCGCCGTAGGTCACGGCGCTTTCGGAATAGCGGGGGTCGCTGCCGTCCACGGTGTAGTAGACGCTGGCGTTGCCGGTGGTGGTGGCAATGCTGACAATGCTGTTGACGGCGTCGTCGGTGATGGTGGGCGTATTGGTCACCTTGGCGGCGTTAGCCGCCATATACACCGCGTCCTTTTTGGCCTCCAGTACGAAGGCGTCGTGGAGCACCCGCCCTTCCACCAGGTCGCCGTTGATGCCCGGGGGGTCTTTATGGATCTTGTAATCCTGCAGCTTGGCGGGGCCCAGCACGGCGCTTTTGTGGGTGATGAGCCAGTACACGCCGGCGGGGAAATAGGAGTTGGGCACCTTGACCACCTTCATGCCGTCGATTTCGCCCACCTGCCCCCTGGCCAGGGCGGCCTCGCCCAGCCTGTCCACGCCCAGAAAGTCCGGGTTCTCCTTGAGCACCTTGTACATGGACGCGGTGATAAAGAGGGTTCTGCCGTTTTCCGGTACCAGCGCGTCGTCCAGCACCTGGGTGCTGTCCATAACGAGTCCGGTGATGGTGCTCTTGTTGGGCGCGGCGGCGAGGCCGCGGATGGTGCCCGCCTTCTTGCACCACACATCAAAGCGGTGCTTGTCCAGCGCGGGGATGACCACCTCGTCGATCTGGCGCCGCAGGGAAAGGGTGGCGGCCTTGACGTTGAGCTGCTCCTGCTCGTTGCCCTTGTCGATGGTATAGGTAAAGGCCTTGTCCTGGGTCATGGTGAGCTCCTGCACGGTATCCCCCAGCTCGGCGGGGGTGCCGTAGCGGGCGGTGCCGCTGCGGCTGTAGTCGGTCAGGGGCACGGTGTCCACCGAGAACACCTTGACGGTGCGCACCCCCTCAAAGGAGTAATCCTTATTGGACACTCCGCCGGTGAGCGAGGCCTTTTTAAAGCGCTCGGCCACCTTGTCGCTGTATCTGCTGGTCAGATTGATTGCCATACTTCATCCTTTCCGCCCGCCAAAGCGGGCCGTTACATCTCGAGATTCCACCACTTGTCGATCTCATCCTGCTTTCCGGCTCCCATCGTGGATAGCTTGCCGGTGGTCTTTTGGGCGTTCTGACGGTTCTGCCGCTCGGCGGTCAGCTCCGCCTCCAGCGCCCGGCTGCGGTGCATGGCGTAGGCGGCGGTGAGGGCCTCGCCGTTTTTTACGGCCTCCCACACCTGCGTGGGGATCTGTTCGGGTTTTACGTCGGGATAGCATTTTAAAAACCGGGCCATTTCTTCCCGTCGCGTCCGGCCGGCCTGCTCCTGCCGCTCCGGCCGGGCGGGCGGAAGTCCCTGCCGGCGGCAGTGCTCGGCATATTCGGGAAGGGACATCCCCTGCATGCCGGCCAAATCCCGCACCGTGGTCAGCGCGGGATCAGCCTGCTTTCGGTAAGCGCGCAGCTGGTCCCGCTCCGCCTTCACCCGCTCGTAGTCCATGCCCTGCTGGGCAAGCCGCACCACCTCGTCTTTGTCCACGGCGCGGGTTATGCCCAGGTGCTTGAGGATAAAGGCCGGTTCCTGGTCTGTCCCCGCCCCCTGCTCCTCCGGTGCTTTTGTCTGCTCTGTCTTCTGCGCGGGTATGCCGCCCTCGTCGTTTTGCATATCCTCCCGGGTCTGAGAGATGACCGGGTCGGCCGCTTCCTCCCGGCGCCACGCCTCATCCAGCGCCGTCTGAAGCTCCTCCTGCGCAATGGTGCCGTCCAACTGTTCTTCCATGCTTTTTCCTCCTTCGGCTGTGGTAGGCCAAATGATTTCCAAAGCGGCTGGTCTTGCCGCACTTTGGCATGTTTCAGGGGAATGCATCCCTCCGCTTTTCCGCTGTCCGCGGCAGGCCGGGGCGGTTTCCCGGCGTGTGCGCCGCGGGAAAAGCCGGCTGCATTTCTTTCATCGCAAGCAGATCATCTTGCGCTGCCCATGGCCCGCCGAAACCGCATCATTGCGGGGGCGCTTTGTGCCGCTGTCCCGGACCCGGGAAGCTGCTCCGGGGCTGCGGGCAGCTCCCCTTCCGCGTCCGGCTGCCCCGTTTTGGCCGTCTGGGCCTTCTTTTTCCGCCTGCGCAGGGTGGCAATGAGCTCCTGCTGATGGGAGATATAGCCGCTGGGCACCCGCTCCAGATAGTCCAGCACGTCGATCTGCCGCTGGGTGAGGAGGTTGTCCAGGGTGTTCATCTGCGCAATCTCGCTCCAGTAGGCCGAGCCGCCCACGTCCAGCTTCATGGACAGGGGAATGTCTCCCAGCCCGGCAAAGTCAAAGAGTTCCCGGCTGCCGCTCTTGCTCCCCTCCCCTTCTTCCGCCGGCTGGTCCGGCGGAAGATCCACATAGCGCACGCCGTAATACACCCGCATGAGATCAAGCCAGATGCTGCCCAGGTCCTCGATGCACTGGAACAGATTCTGCCTGACCAGTTCCATGGGCACCGAGGAGGCCTTCTGCAGCGCAAGGATGGCCGATGTGTTGTCCGGCCGGACGTTGCCCAGGGCGGCGTCGGTGGCGCCCATGAACTCCTTGGTGAGTCTGATGGCAAGCTCGATAAACTGGCTTACCTGGGGGGAGATGGCGGCCGGATCAATGGTCTTGGCCACGCCTGACACATCCCCGCCGTTTACCCCGATGGCCGCCCCTACCCGGGAGTCCCATCTGGCAACCCGGGTCTGGTCGTACACCACCTTGGGATAGGCGGTGGTCATGAGGGAAATCATGGTCATGGCGAACATCTTGTTGACAAATACCTGATTGGGAATGAGGCCGGTGACAGCCGCCTGCCCGTGGTAGCAGCCCTGCACATAATCCCAGGGCATCCATACGATGGGGTATCGCTTCTGCCCCAAGTCCCATGGGGGACGGACCACTGCGCCCCGGGTGATTTCCGCTGCGTGAACGGTATCGGTCTCCCGGCAGCGCCACAGTTTCAGTACGGTGGTGCATCTCCCGTCGGACATGGCATCAAAGCGGTCGTTTGTCTGGTCGCTGTCCGGCTTTATCCCGTCCGTCTCCCCGCCGAAGCGTTCCGCCCGCCGCCTCACCTCGGATACCGGTTCCCGCCGGGAG